CTCACCCAGATAAGGGATACGGTTAGACGCCAGCTCTTCGTAATATGCGGCAATCGCGGTAGCGGTTACCATTTCGAACAAAGAATTAGCCATTGTAGTTTATCTCCTCTCTATAGATTATTCGCCGAGAAATGCAATCATCGGCAGATTTACAGTATCGGCAGGTGCGGCAGGCAAAGCACTCTTCTTCACGAAACCGTGAATAATGATTGCACCAGTCACATCGCCTTTGGTTACATCGTAATCCGCCCAAACGACGCCAATGGCGTCTGCATCATTGGAAGGATAGATGGTGCCGGCCTTGATAATCTTCTTGCCGTCCACCGTAGTTGCGGCCTCATCATTCTGAAGGAATGTATGAGCCTTGCAGACATAGTGGTCGGGGAATGCGAGGATGTTCTTACCGGTCTGGAAATCAGTGTGGTTGAACTCAACAGACATTTTCTTTACCTCCTATACTTTTTATTATTTGAAATAAATATCTGCGGCTTTCTGAGCAGAAGCATTACCCTGAGCCTGAGCCTTGGCAAGCGACTGACCGAATTCCTGTGCGGCGTTTCCACCGCCACCTGCATGACTTTCGTCAGGAGACTTTCCAAATGGTGCCCAACCAGCAGGCCATCCGCCGCCGTTTCCACCATTATTGGCAGGCTTAAAGTAGTGAGGACTTGTCTTCTGAATAGCATCGAGCTGTTCTACCAGGCCCGCTTCTACCTTACCATCTTTGATGGTTAGCTTGGTGCGGTCCAGTTTAGGCAAGATGTCGTCAGGACTGTAGACTCTATCTGCGACCGCTGTGCGGATAGCAGTAGTTTCCTCCATCTCTTTCAGCTTGTTTTCATACTCCGTTTTTGCAGTTGCGTTCTCCTGAGTCAGAGTAGTGACCTTCTGCTGAAGTTCTTCAGCGGTGCCCTTAAACTTACCCAGTTCCGTAATCTGCTTATCACGGTCTGCGATAGTCTCATTGGCAGTTTTGACCTTTTCACGCTCTGCCTCAAAAGTTGCTTTCGGCACATAGTTGCCGTCGATGGCATCCTTGTGGAGTTTCAGTACCGCTTTTGCCTGTTCCTCCGTAAGACCTGCCTTCATTAGGGATTCAAGTGTCATGATAATACCTCCATTTCTAATCTCGCTTGTTTTTCGATGGTCAGCTCCATCTGATTAGGTATCTAACGATACAAATATATTATACTACATACAAATCAAAAAGTCAAGACTAAATCACTCGGATTTATAAAATTTTTTTCGGAATTCAAGAATTCGTTCCTGGTCCTCCTTCGGAACATACATCTGAATGTATTCCTCTTGGGACATCTTACGAGGAACTCGGATAGTCTTACCTTCTTCGTCTCGTGCTACTCGTTCTTCTACAAACTGGTCATCAAAATGTGCAACAGTTGTAGACCTACAATTCGGATGCATCGGAGGGAAGTTTACTCCTACCTGAGCTTGACTCACCTTAAAAGTATTTCCGTCCAGACTTCTACAAATTTCAGAGGTTTTCATATCCAGCGTTGCAAGATAATCATACTCTTCAATTCCAGATGCCTTATAAGCGTCCAAGTCTGCCTGGTTGCAGATATAATTCACTTCTGTTCGTGCCAGCGTCCTGCCTCTATTTTTAGAAGCATTCATCTCTTTGGCAATCATATCTCCCAACTGGTTAGAACTTAACCCGCGAGAAAAGGACTGCGGAATAACAGTCTGCATTGTTCTCACAAGTTTATCGCGGTCTGCCCAGATATTCTTGCTGTAATTAGACTGATTCCAATGCGATTTGACAGCTTTCTCAACACCTGCCCTGTCCACGGCATTAAAACGCACTCCAATTTCCGCTCCGTGAGCAATAGAATATGACCTCTCATAATAAGACGCAAGATAGTTGATGCTCAACAATTCTGTCATGTCGACATATTTGCCCTGCTCAATAGACTCAATCTGATAACGAACATCAGCTTCCAGCATTTCAAGACGAGAAATATATTTTGCATCTGCGAGCTTTTCCAGATACCTGATATACTCTGCGGACCACTTTCCGGCTTGAGCTTCTTTCAGCCACTTATTGATAAGAGCCTGAAATTCTTTCAATTCAGGCGTTGTAAGTCTTCGACGAGCTTCTGTATAGGTGATTTTGTTCTTTTCAGCATATCGACGATAAAATGCGTCGATATCTTTTTGAATTTCGCGGAGGGCAATCGTATATGCTTGAAGGAGAGCGTCCTCATATTCGAGAACGGACCTCTCCCCCATAAGCATTTCGTTGAGTGCCCGTTCCGCCCAGTATTTGGCGTCACGCATATCTCAACTCTCCTCTTAAATTATTCTTCACCTTCGCCGCTTTTGCCTGTAGAGGCAGAAGACGCTCCGGTTCCAGAATTGGGACTGTTTCCGTACTCAGCTTCCAATCCAAGTGTCTGTTCCTGTTCTGTAAGAAGGTCTTCCATCTCCTTGTCTTCATCCAAGGTCCAAGGATGGTTAGCGGCAATAGTCTTGGCAGAAATAATGCCGACAGAATTCATACAGTTAAGAACAGTTTCAGATTCATTGATGATGACATCTGTATTAAAGATGATATCGTACTTCGTTTTGGAAAAATCTTTTCCGCCCTTGGATACGATGTCTTGCTGAATAAAGCTGATAATTTGCATCAGGCTCCACTTAACTTCAGAGCCCCAGTCTGTGCAATCCAGGTCCAGGTCTGCATAAATGAAACGCAGAGCAACACCGGAAGTATCACGAATGTCCTTATCAGCAGTATTTACGCCCTGGCCAAACTCGTAAATGTCTTGACGAAGTCTTTCCAGATGCTTGTCAAGGTCAGCAACATTGATACGAGTCTCCAATGCACGAGCATCGCCGTCGCCCTGTACAAATATAGTTCTGTACTCGTTCTTGTTCTGAACAAACTCTTCTTTGCTGGCGCCGTCATAGTTCTTGACAACTGTCACGCTATTCGGAAAATCATCAATCGCATCGGCGATACCGGATGTTTTCTTATCGTAATCGTCAATCAATGTTTTGATTCGAGTCAACAGACTCTGCTCATCTGGGTCGTACTTAAATGGGATGAAAGGAATACGCTTCCAGGTAACACCTACTGGCTCGTTCTCCTCTACATTATCTTCGGGCTTCACATAGAAATGAGGACCAGGGTTTGTGGTATATTCAGGATTCAAAACCAGCTGACCGTTATCATTATATTTATAGTACCAAACCTCTTTCTGGGTCCAGTATTCTACAAACTTAACGATTTTCTTTTCGCCGCCGATGTACTGTTCTACAGAGTAGCAACGAATAACAGCATCCAACTCTGTGTGGTCACTGTCTTTCCACAGAGGAATAATTTCTTCAGGTTCGCATCTGCGGAACTTAATAAATCCTTCCTCATTATAATATACCTGTACCCAGCCAATACCCTTCACGATTGAATCTCTACCTACATTCTTAATAAACTTATAGAATGCAAAATCCAGATAATCTTCCATTACACTGAAAAATTCTTTCGCTTCTGCGTCGTCAGGTTTGACAGCAGTAAGGGTGAAAGCCTTTCCAAGCAAATAGGCGATTTTCTGGCGAGTCAGCTTCTTCATGAAGTTGTGGCGAAGTTGGTTATTGGTAAGGACTTTGGACTCTTTCAAGACTGCGTTGTTCTCCAGGGTCTTGCCAATAACCATTCGCTTCTTATCCTTGATATCAGGGTCATTTTCATAATATCGTTGAGCTGTTTCCATAAACTTATAGGATTCGGAGCTCTGATATTCATTGATAACAGTCTGCAAAAAATCCCTTTGGATTTTGCCGGCAGGGGAATCGTCTGCAATCTGTTTTGAAATGACCTGACTCTGCCGGCCTTTCAAAAACGGGAATTCCATACTACTTCTCCTCTCTATAATTAAGCATGATGGTGGTACTGGTCAATCTGCTTTTCCATATTATCGACTCTAATATGAAGAGACTTATAACTGGACTTGAGTTCTGTAAGCTGTACCAGTAAACCACGATAGTCTTCTTCTCTACTCTTGTCCGAAGCATCCAGCTTCAGAGCAAGTGATTCCAAAGACTTTGTGGTGTCTCTTACAGACTCTTTAATATATTGAAGGTCAGTCTTTAGACTGCCCTCTTGTTCACCTTGGTCCTGGGCCGCTTTGCGTCGGCCTATCCAAAAGGCGGCGACACTACAGACAGAAGAACACAAGGCGATGCAGGCCACGATACCGGCGATAGTCAATCCTTCCATAGCATCACACTCCTATTCATAGATTCTATATCTACATTATACAACAAAAACCGATAAATGTAAAGAGGATTCTTAAAAAGAAAAGTTATTTTGTCCGATTTTTTCTGCAGAATATCGAAAAGCGTCCATCGCATGGTTATAAGAGTCCATCGGAACATTAAGAACTCTACCGTCCTTATCCTTGTCCCAAACATAGTTATTGAACTCTACGAGAGTATTACTGCATCTCGGATGAACATATATATGATAGTCTTGCAGTTTTTGAATACCTGCACGAACAGAGTCAGGACCTTTCTTTGCAGGACGGATTCTCTGAATGCCAAACTGTCGAACTTCTTCTATAGATTTTGGTTCGGAGCTATCTGCAATGATTAGACACTTGCCGTAACCCTTTGCTTTTATCGCCTGAGCGATTTGCTGGTTCGTCATTCTGTAGCCATATATTTCGTCAAAGATGAAAATTTCTTTTGTCTTTTCATTTATCAGGCTACAAATAACA